TCGACGGCCTGAACCCGTCCATGTGGATCGCCGACGAGGCGGCCGAGTTCAAGGGGCGCTTTCTGACGAAGCTGCTCACGACCGGCGCGAAGCGAAAGGAGTCGCTCGGCCTGATCATCACGACGCCGGGCGCGAATCCCGAGAACATCTACGGGGAACTTGTCGCCCAGGGCGAGGCGATCCTGAAACAGGAGGTCGAGGATGACACGATCATGCCGCTCCTCTTCGGCCTCGATCCAAGCGATAAGTCGGACGATGAGACCGTGTGGCCGAAGGCGAATCCGGGCATGCCGCACGGGCAGCCCGACGCCCGGTCAATCCGCCGCTCGTGGAACCGGATGAAGGTGAGCCCGATGGGGCGCGCAGAGTTCGATCGTTACCACTGCGCCAGGTGGAACGAGAACACCGGCGGGTGGCTCGACATGGGCCTGTGGCCGACCGATCAGCCGGTCGACTGGGCGGCGCTCCGCGGCCGGCCGGCGTGGATCGGCATGGACCTCTCGAAGTCTCTCGACATGACCGTCGTGAGCGTGTGCGTGCCGCTCGACGATGGGCGCATCGCGATCCGAGGGCATTATTGGTGGCCTTCGGCCGACATCCGGCAGCGTGAGCTCGACTACCGCCTGCCGGTGCGCGCGTGGGCTGCCGACGGCCGGATCACGCTGACGCCAGGGCGCGAGATCGATTACGAGGCCGTGCGCACGCGCATCGGCGAGCTCATGGAGGAGTTCGATGTGCGCAGCATCGGCTACGACGCGTGGGGCTCGAGGTACCTCGTCGAGCAGCTCGTGAAGGACGGCGCGCCGATGGTCGCCTACCGGATGGGCATCGGCACCTTCGGGCCGGGCTGCCAGCTGTGGCAGAACCTGTGGGCCGGCCGCAAGTTCGTGTTTGGCGACGATCCGATCCTTCGGCGGGCGTGCGCGACGGCGATCGCGCAGCGGGACCGGAACGGGAACATCCGGCCGATCAAGCCGAACGACAAGAGCACGATCGACGCGCTCGTGGCGTCGATCATCGCCGTCCATGTGTGGGGCGGGACGCAAGGCAGTTCCTACGACTAATTTAGTTTAGAAGCGGACGCGCTAACAGTTAGATGCTAGCGTCCGAGCATGCTCGGACTCCTGCGACGCATGTTCGTGCAGCCGTGGAGCGCTACCTTCCTGCCTGGGGAGGAGCTCGATATCCCCACGGTGACGCCGCTCAATGCGCTGCGCTACACGCCGATATACCGCGCGATCACGCTGATCTCGGGCGACATCGCGCGCCTGCCGTGCGAGATCACCGACAGCCGCAGCGATTCGCTGTGGAACAACCCGAGCCCGTACATGTCGGCGTTCGAGTTCCGGCGCAGCATGACGCTCCAGGCGCTCCTGTGGGGCAACGCCTTCGCCGTGATCAACAGAACGCGCGGCGGCGAGTTCCTCGAGCTCATGCCGCTCGATCCCGACGGCGTGTCGCTCGATCTCGCCGGCCCGACGCCCGTGTACAAGACGCGCACCTTCGGCGACATCATGCCGGAAAACATGCTGCACCTCCGCGCGCCGGGCCTCTCGGGCCTGTGGGGAGAGTCGCCGATCCGCCTGTGCACCACGAGCATCACGACGCTCGCGGCGCAGGAACAGACCGCGCTCAACAACTTCAAGAACGGCGGCTCGCCGCGCCTCGCGCTGATCCACCCAGGCATGGCGAACGACGGCATGCGGCAGAAGATCGCGGAGGAGTTCAAGAAGCGCCACGGCGGATCGCGCAACGCCGGCGAGCCAATCGTGCTCGGCGACGGGATCAAGCTCGAGCGAATCTCAAGCACGCTTGAGGACGCCGGCCTCGAGGCCGCGCGCAAGTATTCGATTCAGGATATCTCGCGCATCTATGGCGTCCCGTCGCTGTTTCTCGGGGATGCGAGCTCAGGAAACGCTTATGGCTCGCTTGAATGGATGTCGCGAATGTATGTCGATGCGTGCCTTCAGACCTGGCTTGCCGGGTGGCGCGCCGAATGGCTCGCGAAGACCGCGCCCTTCGCCGAGATGACTTTTGATCTCGATGCGATCCTAAGGCCAGGCGTTGCCGAGCACATGGCAGCGCTGCGAACGGCCGTCGAGGCGGGCTTTATGACTCGCAACGAAGCCCGTGCACGGCTCGACATGGCGCCGCTCGACGGCCTCGACGAGCCGATCGTCGCCAAGAACATGGGCACCGGCGGCGGCTCCACGAACATCGGCACCGACACGAGCGCGCAGGAGGGCACTGCAAATGATTTCTAGGCGTTCGATCGACGCGACCGAGCAGAAGCTCGACGGGCGCACGCTCGCCGGCTACGCGGCCGTGTACGGCGAGGACTCGCGCGAGATCGTGGAGCAGGGCCGCGCGTTCGTCGAGCGGATCGCGCCAGGCGCGTTCGCCGAGACGCTGCGCAGCAATGCCGATGTGAAGCTCCTCTACAACCACGACCCGGCCGCGCTCCTCGCGCGCACGAAGTCGCGCACGCTGTCGCTCAAGAGCGACCGCAACGGGCTCGCCTTCGAGGCGTCGCTGCCCGAAACGACGCTCGGCAACGATGTGCGCGAGCTCCTCGCGCGCGGCGACCTTACCGGCGAGATGAGCTTCGGCTTCTTCGTCGAGGACGAATCGTGGAACCGCACGCGCACCGAGCGCCTCGTGAAGCGGGCGAAGCTCGTCGAGGTGTCCATCGTCCAGGACGCCGCGTATCCACAGACCAATTCAAGCCTGCGGAGCGTGTCCGCGGCTGCAATCGAGGCCGCGCGTCTGCGGCTTGAAATCCACCTTCGAAGGATGGAACGACATGGATGAGCTGAACGAGATGCAGAACACCGTGCACGAGTACCGCAAGGCGCTCGATGCTTTCTCCAAGCGCACCGGCCAGGCGACGCAGACCGTCGAGCTCCGCGGATCCGGCGAAGAGCGCGAGAAGATCGCGCGCATGGACGCCGACCTCACCGCGATCGAGGAGCGCGCGCAGCTGCAGGCGCTCCAGCTTCGCCTGGCGAAGCTCGAGGCGCAGCCGATGTTCGAGACGCGCGCCCCGAAGGCTGCGACCCTCGGCGACGCGAACGACCGCGCAAGCGAGGCGTACGCGCAGCGCTGGCTCAACGCTGTCGTGCGTGGCGACTCGCAGGAGATGCGCGCGCTGTCGACCGGCACCTCGGGCGCCGCGATCCCGACCGACCTCGAGCGCCGGATCATCAACAAGCTGCAGCAGTCGAATGTCCTGCGCAGCATGTGCCCGATTTCGACGATCGACTCGAAGCGCACGATCTCGGTCGAGGGCTCGCTCCCGACCACCTCGCTCGTCGCCGAGGCCGGATCGATCACCGCGACCGACCCGTCGTTCGGCACTGCGATCTCCGTCGTGCCGTACAAGTATGTCACCGCGACCAAGATGAGCCAGGAGTTCATTGAGGACGCCATCGGCAACGGCGGCATCGGTTCGGGCCTTCAGTATGTCGCCGACAAGTGCGGTCTGAGCATCGGCCTGAAGCAGGAAGAGGCGTACACCGTCGGCACCAACAGCTCGCAGCCCGAAGGCATCGCGGGCTCGTCGGCGAACACGAAGCTCGCGGCTCTGTCGCAGGTCACCGACCTTGCAGGCGCGGCGATCACGACTGTGACCGGCGACAATCTGATCGACACCGTGCACCTCGTGCCGGTGCAGTACCGCAACAGCCCGCGGTTCTCGTGGCTCATCTCGGACACCTTCCTCAAGACCGTCCGCAAGATCAAGGTGAACTCCACCGACTATGTGTGGAAGGTCGGCAACGAGGGCGGCATCACGAACGGCGCGCCCGGCACCATCTACGGCGTGCCGTACCGCATCGGGCAGTATGTGCCGACCGCGACCGCGAACAACAATGTCTTCGCGGTCGTGGGCGATTTCAATTACTTCGAGATCTTCGACCGGACCGGCATCACCTCGATGATGGATCCGTACTCGGCGGCGTCCACGCACGAGACCACGCTGTATGTCTACACGCGCACCGACTCGAAGATCACGCTCGCGAACGCGTTCGCCGCGATCACCTGCTAAGCCATCTTCTTCCGACGCCCAGGGGGGGCGAAAGCCCCCCCTAGGGTCTTATGACCATCCCGCTCCTAACGATCAAGTCGGCCTTGAAGGTCGACTACGACGATGACGATCGCGAGCTCACGAGGCTCCGCGAGGCTGCCATGTCCTTGATCTCGAGGAACACGGGCCTCGCGCTCGAGGTGCAGGACTCGACGCTGTACCTCGTCGAGTGGCGCGACACGACTTTCCCCGTGCAGCCCTTCCAGTCGGTCTCGAGCGTGAAGTACACGACGGGCGCAGTGCTCACGACGATGCCGAGCACCGACTACTGGATCGACCGCAGCGACGCGCTGCCCGTGCTGCGCTTCCTCGAGCAGCCCGGCCGCGACGAGGGAACTGCGATCCTTGTGAGCTACAGCGTCGGCTACGCGAACCTACCGCCCGAGGTCGTGCATGCGTGCATCAGCCTGATCGGGCATTGGTATAACAACCCCGAGGCGTCGCAGCCGATCTCGATGTCGACCGTGCCGCTCGGCCTCCAGTACATCCTCGAGTCGATCACGACGAAGGCGGCGATCCGATGATCTCGGCCGGCCGACTCAGGTGGCTCGCGACCGTGCAGACGCCGTCGACCTCGCAGGACGCGCTCGGCATGCGCGTCGATACCTGGACGAACGGCGCAAGCTTCCGCTGCGACCTGCGCAACGACGCCGCGAACGAGCAGCAGTACGCCGACGGCGTTGCAGTCGTGAAGGCGTACGAGGTCCGCGCGCGCTGGCAGGCCGTCCAGGGCGCTGGGCTGACCGAAGTCGACCGGCTGGTGGTGCGAGGAAAGACGCTGCGCATTCAGGCCATCCGCAACCTCGACGAGGCCGACCGCGTCGCCGTCATAGACTGCTCGGAGGTCGCATGAGCCTCGAAAGCGCGGTTCGCGACATGCTCACGGCCGGTGCGACGATCAACCTCGTTCCCGATGCGCGGATCACGCACGGCTTTCGGCTTCAAGAAACGATTCTGCCCGCGATCACCTACGAGCTCGGGCAGACGGCGCTCGCGACCGTGGGCAGCAGCCCGCTGCGCACCGCAGAGCTGCGCATCGCTTGCATTGCCGACACGACGCTGGACGCGCTCGCGATCGGCGCACAGGTGCGCACCGCGTGCACGGAAGGCACCTACGACAGCATCCAGTTCCATGCCGTGACCGAGGGCGGATTCTCGGTCGAGCCGCCCGTCGTGGCCGACGGCGACGAGTCCGAACCGGCCGTCTATTCGCTGACCTACTCGCTCACCTATCAGGAATAACACATGGCATTTTCCACCAAGCTCACCACCATCAGCATCGGCGGCGTGAACATCGCAGCCGTCGGCTCGGTCGAGTTCACCAACGAGCGCGGCATCCTTGAAGTGACCGAGCTCGGGCAGGACTTCCGCAGCTACACCCAGGGCATCAGCAACGCGACGGCGTCGCTGACGCTGTATTACGATCAGAGCAGCACATCGCACACGACGCTTGAGAACCTGATCGCCACGCCGAGCGCGCAGGCGTTCGTCCTCACGCTGAGCACCGGACAGGCCTACACCTTCTCGGCGTTCGTCAGCTCGTTCGCGATCACGGCGCAGGCCGGTGAGGTCGTGCAGGCGACCGTGCAGCTTCAGGTGAACGGCCTGGTGGTGATCGCGTGAAGTCGATCCGAGACGCCCTTTCTCTTGCAGACCACCGCGCCGAGCTGTGCGGCGCGGTGGTCACGCTTCGCCGACCGTCGGCGCTCGACCTCATCGAGGCGATCGAGGTCAGCTCCAACACGCCCGCGAGGCTGCACGCATGGTTCGTGTGGCGTCACCTGGTCGAGGACGGCAAGCCCGTGTTTGCGTCGCTCGACGAGGCGCTCGCGGCCGACGCGCACACGGTGACAGCGATCGCCAAGGAAGTCGAGAATCTGTACTCGGAGGGCCGGGACTAGGACACGCCGCGCGCGGAGTGCTCCGCGCGGCGCTGCGGCATGTGAGCACTGGACTCGACGGCGTCTCGGTGGCCGTGATCAACGCAGACCTTGAGATCCCCGATTGGGAGGGCATCCGTGCCGCGCTTTCTAAGACGCAAGGAACGCACCCCCACGCGCATCGGCACGGGGTACACCGCGCAGTTCACCTTCGATCCTGAGGATGTGCGCAAGGTCATCGACGCCATGCAGGAATGGCCCGAGGAAATGCGGCATCAGATCGTGCGCAAGGGCCTGGCGAAGTGGGGCAAGGGCGTCGTTACGAGCGCCAAGCGCTTTGCGTACGCAAAGGCGCACAACACCAAGCGCGCCATGATCCAGGTCACCCGCAAGTACAAGAGCGGCGTCATTTGGAGCGCCGTCGGCGTGTCCACCGGCAGGAAGCCCAAGGGCAAGGAAACCAAGGGCCGCTACGGCGACATGCTGCCCGGCTGGCGCTCGCACTTCTACGAGGTCGGCTGGACGCCCTACGCGGCGCGCGACGGCGACGAGGCGCTCAGGAAGGGCAAGGGCCGCGCCTGGCGCAAGGGCCTGCGCAAGCGCCTTACCGGCCAGCCGCGCCGCTATCAGCTCCAGTACATGGCGAAGTCGTACGCGGTGAATGTCTCCAAGCTGAGCCCGGCGCTCGAGGCCGCGCTCGCCGATTTCACGAGGAAGGTAAACCGTGGCTAAGGTCCCAACGATCAAGGTGCCGGTTACCGTCGATGCCAGCGGCGTCGAGGGCCAGCTGCGCAAGGCCGAGAAGGCGTTCAAGGACAGCGAACGGCGGCTCGCTCGCGTGCGATCCGCCGCGACGCCTGCCCTGGGCGCTTTGGGTGGCGGCGCGCTGGGCGGCGTCGCCGGTGGCCTCGGGCAACTCGGCTTCGGCGGCGCTGCCGTCGGCGCTGGCGCGATGGCCGCGGCCGCGCCCGTGCTGATCGCGCAGCGCATGATTAGCGCTTTCGCCGAGGCGACGAAAGGCAGCACCGAGGCGCTTCAGAAGTTCCGCGAGACAGGCGTCAACACGACTCAGATGAACAGCACCATGCTGGACATCCTGAGCAGCATGGAAGCCAGGGCGCAGAAGCTTGCCGAAGCTCCGAGCGTGTTCCAATCGTTCCTCGCGGGCGCTGGTGGCGAGTCCAACAAGGTGCTTCAGGCGCTTGAGGCCCTGTCTGACGGTATTTCCGGCACCGCGGCGTTCATCGGTGCAGTGACAAGCGGCAAGAGCCTCGCCGAGGCTTTCCTTGCCATGCAGCTGCCGTCCGCCGGTGAGGCGCGAGGCGAGCAGCTCAAGGCCGAAATGGACGCGCTTGCGGCCGAACGATCGCGGCGCGGAGCGTTCATGACGGATGTCAATGCATTCATGGGTGGAGGGAACGCCATGAGCTTCGGCGTGGACATGGCACAGATGCTTCTGAGGGCCCTGACATGAGCACCACCACCACCACATTCATCTATTACGAGGTCGAGCCGATCTCATGCGTCGAGCCGAGCGCCGACAACCCCGGCACGATCACGAATCGGATCATCGTGGAGCGCAAGCCGACGGGCTCGCCAGCCACGCGTGCGCCGGTGGCGATTCCCGACGATGTCGCGCTGTTGGGATCCGAAGGCGTCATTCCGGCCGAGGGTGACCTATGGCCGGGGACGGGAACCTGGCATCCGCTCTGCCGATTCCGAAACTGCTCGTACGAGACGCTGCCTGGCGGCGTCGTGCAGATCACGCTGAATTGGTCCACGCGTTACATCGTCGATCCGGTCAATGGCAACGCCGACCAGATGCCGATCGTCATGGAGTACGGCACGCGCGTGCGCAGCCAAACGATCTTCCGCAGCGGCTGGAGCGTTTCCCCGCCTGCGGCGCTCAATGCCAGCACCACGGACATCGGCGGAACCTCGCTGAAGTCAAGCGACGAGGGCAGCACGATCGATGTCGCGCAGTGCAATGTGCGACTTCGAGCCGTGCAGGACGCGACCGTGACAACGACGAGCGCAGCCGCGAGCACGCTGTCGAATTATGTCGGGAAGATCAACAGCGCGACCTTCTGCGGCTTTGCGGCCTACTCGCTCATCTGCACGGGCCTGAGCATCAACAAGCTGGAAGGCGAGTTCTACGAGGTCGTGTTCGAGTTCCTGTTCGACCAGTGGTACCACCACGAGCAGACCGCGACGATCGCGGCCGACGGGCGACCGCTCCGCACCGCGGCGGGTGAGCTCTCCGAGGTCAAGTGGAAGCGCCTGGCGCGTACCTCGACCGACTTCAACAACATCTTTGGCGGCGACGCTCGGCTCAAGCTGCGCGCCGAGAACGGCTGGTGGTCGTGAGAGTCGGCACCGGCTCGCAGCAGGCGCGCACCCTGTCGGACGCCGAGCGCGTCCGCCGGATGCAGTTCGACCACACGCCGTCGAACGGGCTCCTTGCGATCATCACCGGCGCTACTGGCACGGCCGTGGCCTTCCAGTGGCTGTACAACTGGTCCGAGGCCGAGCTGGTGTCGGCGAGCCCCTACAGCGTCGCTGCAAAGGCGCTCGGCGTGCAGGGCACGGCCGTCAGCATGTCCGAGCTTTCGAACGGCGCGAGAGTGTCTTATGGTTTGACGGTCGCGAACCTTCCCGCGGGCTTTCAGCCCGTTAGAATCCCCGACGGCACCGCGGTTTGGATCGTTCCGTGGCGTCAGAACAACGGCGCGCTCCTATGGTTGATTCTCAACACGCAGGCCGTCGACGGCTCCTGCCC